ATCGAGGTGATCCAGTCGTGAGCGACCTGGTCACTCTCCGACACCCCGACCTCCCTGCCGCACAGACCATCCGAGTCGACCGGCGCCGCATGGGCGCGCGACTGGCCGCGGGCTGGGAAGAAATCGAAACACCGGCCAAGCCGGAACCCAAGCATCCGGATGAGCCGGACACCGAGCCGACGGATTCGGCGCCGAAGCGGCAGCGCCGCAAGAACTCTGAGGAGCAGTAATGCCCGCGACACCGCTGACCGTCACCGACCGCTATGTGGCCCCGGAAACCACGGTCACCTACTGGGTCGACACGATGGCGAACTACCTGTCGCCGACCCGCGCCGAACTCAACGCCGGCACTGACCTGACTGCCGAGGTCGCGACCGCGACCGGCTGGGAGCTCGCGGCGGACAACGTCGCGGTCCCTGACGGCGGCAACCTGTTCACTTCCCAGGTGGCGGGCCGGATCAACCCCGGTGACGCGGCGATCGCGTTCTACGCCTCCCGCGACACCGTCGACGTCCGAGACCTCATCGCCCGCGGCGACACAGGATACATCGTCCACTTGCACGGCGGCGACGTCGCCGGCCAGAAGATGGACGTCTGGAAGGTCCGTGTGCGAAGCGTGTCGGCGCCGATCGACTACGCCGCTTCGGCCGCAGCGATGATCAACATCCTGTTCTCGATCACCGCGGTCCCGGCTGAGAACGTCGCGATCCCGGCATGAGTGCTCCGCCGTTCTCGGCGGCGACACGGTTCCTCGACGCCGGGACTTCCCGGATTTATTGGGTGCAGACGATCGCGAGCACGTCGGCGCCGACACGGAGCGAGCTCAACGCGGGCACGGACGTCACGGGTGAAGTCGCTGAGATTGAAGGCTTCTCTCTCGACTCAGAGCTGAACGGCACAACCGCGTTCAGCTCCGTGGTGGAGACCAGTAAACCGGGGATGATGCGTCCCGCCAGCTCCCCGCGGACAGTCATGTACGCCGATGAGGGCGGGTATGACGTGCGCCGGGTGTGGTCTCGCGGCGACACCGGGCACATCGTGCTGCTCCACGGCGGCGACGTCACCGGGAACCTGATGGATGTGTGGCCGGTGACGATCGCGGTCGTTTCCAAACCGTTCGTAATGGCCGAAGCGGCGTTCGTGGTCGTGCAGTTCGCGATCTCCGGCCAGCCGGAGACAGATGTGGTGGTGCCGTGAGCGATCCGTATGCGCGTGTCAGGAACCGTAAGCTCCCTTCGCTGCCGTTCCGGCTGCTCGTTGTCGATGATGACGAGCTGGCCGCGGCGCAGCAGGGCCTCGCGGAGGCGACCGAGCGGAAGCGCCGGGCCGATCGAAACCTGGTGCCGGAGAAGCCGGAGCGGGTGAAGGAAGCCGCCTCGGCGAAGCGGGCGCTTACACGCGCTGAGAAGAAGTTCACGGCGTGCTGGGAGACGATCAGGGTCACCGCGATCGAGCCCGCAATGTTCGAGGAGCTGAAGTCCGAGCATCCCCCGACGCCGGAGCAGTTGAAAGACGACCCCGACGCCGAATACAACAAGGCTACGTTCCGCCCCGCGCTGCTTGCTCTCTGCGCTGAGGGCGGCAAGAGCGTCGACGAGTGGGTTGACATGCTCGCTCACCAGTTTTCTGCTGGTGAACGGCAGGAGCTGTTCACGACTGCGCTCGCGGTCAACGCGGGCACGCGTGTCGTGGAGTCCGTGGTGCTCCCAAAAGGCTCGAACGGGATCCTCAGTTTGCTCTCGAACTCAAGGTAGGCCGCGAGTACGGCCTGCTGCATTCGGAGTTCCTCAGCAAATCCAAGGACGACCGCGACAAGGCCATCAACCTCTACCTCTGGGAGAAGTCCGCATGCCAGACATGCGGCACCCGGCCCGAGGAGTGGGACCCCGAAGCGGGCGGCAGCCGACATGCGTATTCGGCGGTGCTCGGGCATTGCCGGGGATGCCAGGAAATCGAGTCCCAACGCGAGCAGTTGAAATCCGGGCCGCAGATCCGCGGCACTTACATCACGTTGCGGAATAACCACTTCGGACGGGGGTGAGCTGTGGCTGAAACCAGGCGCGATCTCATCGTCCGGATGACCGCGGACCCCGAGGCGTTCAAGAAGGGCATGCGAGAAGCCGGGCGCGACTCGAAGCTGTTCTGGAAGGAACTCAAGGAGCTCGAGAAGCAGCAGAGGGCTGTGGACGAGGTCATGACGACTTTCGGTCAGGGCATGGTCGTGACCGGTGCCGCGATCGGTGTCGGGCTCGGCCTTGCCGCGAAGGCTGCGATCGAGTGGGAATCCGCGTGGACGGGCGTCGCGAAAGTCGTCGACGGCACGCCGGAGCAGATGGCTGCGCTCGAGGAGGAACTCCGCGGGCTGGCTACCACGCTTCCGCAGACTCACGCGGAGATTGCCGGTGTCGCCGCTGCCGCGGGGCAGCTCGGTATCGCCCGCGAGGACATCAGCGAGTTCACGCAGGTCATGGTCGCGATGGGTGTGTCCACGGACCTCGCGTCAGAGGACGCCGCTATGGCGATGGCGCGGCTCATGAACATCATGCAAACCGCCCCCGACCAGGTCGCCAACCTCGGCAGTGCCATCGTCGGACTCGGCAACGCTGGTGCCTCCACCGAATCTGAAATCGTTGAGATGGCCCTGCGTATCGCGGGCGCCGGCAAGACCGTTGGCTTGACCGAGGCTGAAGTGCTCGGATTCGCGTCAGCCCTCGCAAGCGCGGGTGTCGAAGCCGAGTCCGGCGGTAGTTCGATCTCCACAGCAATGATCAAGATTACCGAGGCGGTCAACGAGGGCGGCGACTCTTTGGAGACGTTCGCTCAGGTCGCTGGCGTTTCCGCGGACGAGTTCGCGGACAAGTTCCGCACGGACCCCGCAACGGCGATCGACATGTTCGTGCAGGGCCTCGGACGGATCCAGTCCTCCGGTGGAGACGTCTTCGGTGTCATGGAGGAGCTCGGACTTTCCGAGATTCGGCTTCGTGACAACTTGCTGCGTTTGGCTGGCGCCGGCGACCTGCTGACCGAGTCGCTCGAGACCGGGAACACGGCGTGGGACGAGAACTCCGCGCTGATGGAGGAAGCCGCGCGCCGGTACGGGACGACTGAGGCACAGATCCAGATCGCTCGTAACCAGCTCACAGACATGGGCATCACCCTGGGCGAGCACCTGCTGCCCGCCATCAACAGTTTCTTGAACTCTGGTCAGGGCATGTTCGCCTGGTTCAGCGACCTTTCGGAGGGCGCACAGAGCGGGATCGTTGTGCTCGGCACGATCGCCACCGTAATCGGTGTTGTCGGCGGTGCCGCGCTCATCGCCGCACCGAAGATCAACCAGTTGTCTGTGTCGCTCGGGGACATGGGAACGAAGAACGCTGGCCGGGCCTCCAAGGCGCTTGCTGGATTGAGCAACTTCATGCTGGGCCCCTGGGGTGCCGCCGTCGGCACTGCAGTGGCGGTGTTCGGTATGTTCGTTGCCCAGCAGGCAGAGGCCAGGGCCAAGACTGAGCAGCTGACTGACACCCTCGACAGGCAAACCGGTGCGGTCACTGAGGGCACCCGGGCGTTCCTCGCGAACGAACTCCAGATGAGTGGAGCGTTCGACACGGCCGAGAAGTTGGGGATCGGCCAGGCGGACCTCGTCGACGCGATCTTGAGCGGCAACGACGCGCTCATCCTGCAGAACGACGAGGTGCTCCGGCTGTCGGAGAACTCCGCGAATCTCAGCGACGAGGAAAAGCTACTTCTCCAGAACGCGCAGGAGCTCCGGTTCCAGATTCTGGATCTCAACGGCACCTATGCCGATTCGGTTGAAGCGTCGGAAAACCGTCGTGCCGCGGTTGAAGGCGAAAGTGCCGCGACGGCTCAAGCGTCTGGTGAGGCCTTGTACTTGGCCGAGACCCTTGGGGTCACGACGGGCGCCGCGCAGGTCGCCTCCGACGCGTTCGACGAATTGGATCAGCGGGTCCGGTCCTTGATTGATTCCGTGTTCGCGTTGAACGGCGCGGAACGGGACGTTGAAGCCGGGCTCGATGCTGTCACCGAAAAGCTCGACGAGAACGGGGCGACCACCGACAGGAACACCGAAGCTGGACGGGCGAATGAGCAGGCCATCGAGGATCAGATTGCGGCCATCGCGGAACTCGCGGTGACGACTGCCGAACAGACCGGCTCGGCGAAGGAAGCGAACGCGGTCCTGGCTACCCAGCGTGATCGACTTGAGAAGGTCATGCGGGCAGCGGGGTTCACCGAGGACCAGATCGACGACTACACGGACGCTCTCGATGACGTTCCTGGCCTGATCGAGACGACGGTTGACGCGAACTTCAACGTCAACATCACCCGGACTGAGCGGATCAACCAGCTCATCAGCCAGGACTTCATCCCGCCAGGCTTCGCCACCGGTGGGCTCATTGGATTCCCGGACGGTGGGTTCCTGCAAGGCCCGGGTACGGGCACGTCGGATTCGATCCTGATCCGCGCCTCAAACGGTGAGTTCATGGTGAACGCGGAGGCGACCAGTCAGAACAGGGAGCTGCTCGAGGCGATCAACTCCGGGAAGACGTTCGGCACTGCGCTGCGGCACGTCCCTGCGGCTCCTCGAGTGAGCGCGGCGGGCATGCAGGGCGGGACAGTACTTGTCCGCGTTGACTTTGCGAACGTGTCCAACAGCTCCATGGCCAGTGCCTTGCGAGAAATGGTCTCGGTGGAAGGCGGCGGCAAC